GTGCTTTTCGGCCTGCTGTTAAGGACTCTTCAGCCTCCAGCTTAGCAGCTTGCACAGCAGCCTGTTGAGCCAAGGTAGTTACACCCAACCTAGCCGCAGAAGAAGATAACTTTTTAAAGAATGCTGGTGAAGAGGCATCGCCACCTGAGGCATCTAAGGCTTCTTGGTAGGCTTGCTGTCCCAACTGTGCCTGCTGTAGTCTTGGATCCTGCACAGGAGCATTGCCGAATAAGCTGCCCACAACACCGCCCAAGGCACTACCTAACTGCTGACCAGCCCTAGCAGAACCAAGCAAACTAATCTGCTGAGGGGTTAACTTAGCCTGCTCTAATAGGTTACGCTCTCTTTCAGCATCAATAGCCTGCTTAATTAGTTCAGGGTTATAAGAACCAAATAATGTTTGCTCTGCCATTTCTATTTCCTTTACCTAGGGTCGTAACCGCCACTCATGTTTTCAAAGCCTGAAGATGATCCGTAATAACCACCTGCTGTATCAATGTCTGGGTTATAGGAAAACCCACTACCACTAGTACCAGCATACGGGCTTAATGTTGAAATTGGTGCTGGTGCTTGTTTCTGACCAAAACCAAGTTGGTTAAAGAATTTGTCCATTAGATTCTGACCTGCTAACTGATTAGCGGCAATCTGATATTGTCTTCCACCAAGTTGAGTTGATGCTGCTGCCATACCGCCACGCAGGAGTGCTTCTCCAGCCTGTGCTCCAGCAGTAGCTGATCTGCCACCCAACTGAGCACCAATATCCAGAGGTTGCTGACCTGCCTGCTCAAGCAACTGAGATAAACCAAACTGAGACTGGAATGGTGCTAATGCCGTTGTACCTAGTCTAGCGGCTTCTCCAAACAAACCAGTGCCGTAAGAAATACGATCTCTTGCCGCTTGCTCTGCCTGTGCAGCCAATTGCAGGTCTTGTGTGCGCCTTGCAGTAGCCAACGCAGCCAACTCAGGCTGACCTACATCACCAATGTTGAGGCCTGCACGACCACGACCAAACACAGAAGCACCTAAGCGTTGCTCTTCACGCTGACGGATAGGGTCAAGCATTGCATACTGTTCTTGCAAATACTTGCTACGGGCCTGCTCTGGGGTCTGTGCAAGATATTGCTGACCAAGACCAAACAAGGTCTGAGAAGGCGCTACAGCCTGTTCTGCAAGTCCTAGGCTGTCTCCGTAGAGGGTAGATAGCCTGTTTTGAAGAGCCTGTATCTCTGGCGATGTAGTATAACTAGCACCACTAAGACGGCCTTCAGGGCCAAATTGGAACTGTGACTGTCCAAATCTAGTGGAGATGCCTACAGGCCTAAACCGGGCTTCTTCGGCTGCTATTCTTGCAGATTCTAATTGAGCCTGCGCTGCTTCTCTGGATGCGGCTGCTTGTTGTTTAGCTGCTGATCTAGAGGAAAGCCCTCCTATTATCGCACTTCCTATAACGGCAGTTGCCAATGGCATAACACTACTCCTTAATTAAAACTTCATCAATGTTGTTAATGTCTGTTTCGTTGGTAGCATGGATACAGTACCAAACACAGTCCTCTAATGCTAAGACACCATGATGTTTATCGGCTTTGATATTAAAACAGTGCGGTGCTTCAATATCAAAAACTTCATCATCTACTACAACTTTTACCTTGCCTTTAGCAAGAATAGATAGGTGGTCGTGCTTATGCTTGTGCTGAACAATCTGTGAACCCTTAGGAAACAAGCATTCTTTAGCGTATAAGTTATCTGAAAAATGATGTGTAATCATGTTTTCATAATGTAGCAAAGAGCATAGTACGGAGGCAAGTTAGCATTAGTGCCTGAAGAACCTGTCGAGGCGTTAGTGGTAGACACTGTAATACCTGTGTAGGCTGTGCCTGTGTTTTGTGTTGATGTATCTGCCCAAAGAGGGTTAGCACCACCAACACCAGTTAGTGAGTTATACCGTGTGTAAGTGTGGTTGTGTCCTGGGTCTGTAACAGTAGAGGTTGCTGTATGCGTGTGTGATACAACAATTGCATTAGCAGAACCGCCTGTGTCTCCTACAGCATAAGTAGAACCGGCACCAACAACAAACCTATCTCTTAAATCTGGTGTCGAGTTAGAACCATTACACAATACCCACCCAGTAGGAATTGCTGATGCAGATCCTGACCAGATAATAATACCTCCGCTAGGAAACGCTGCTGCTACTGCTGCGCTAACAAAGGCTGTACTAGCAATCTGTGTTGTGCTAGTGCCTGAAGCGGCTGTAGGCGCTAACGGCGTACCTGTAAAGGTAGGGCTATTGCTGTCTGCCTTGGATGATATGGCAGAGGCAATGGCGGTGTATTCCGCATCAATCTCAGTGCCTTTGATAACCTTTGATGGATTACAAGTGCTGAGTGCGTCTTTAGATGCAAAGTTAGTTGCCTTTGTGTAATTGCTAATTTTTATTCTCCTTGTTTCAAGTAGGCTAACAATATTTCTAATTCTTCTATAGAAGCATACCCTTTAATTCTGTTTGCTTTCCAAGAAATAATTTGAATGTTGTCTTTTGTATAGCCTTTAGTTGAGTCAATACGATCAATGCTTGGGCTAGTTTCTCTAAATCCTTTTCCATTCCATTCTAGTTTAAAACCAAAAATAGGACAGCAACCGTCTTTTGGAAATAAATTAAATAAATCTTGTTTAGTTAACGTGTTCTCTCTATTTTTTTCTTTAGCTCTTGCTCGTGAAGCATTTAATAAACATTGAAGTCTAAAATCCATGTCATCAGTATGTTTAATTCTGTATTGTTTTCCATACTCTTGTATTTCTTTTTTCTTTTCAATTCTTCTTTTTTGTTGTCTTAAATTATCACAAGTTTTACAAGCAAGTTGTAGACCATCTTTGGATGCTGCGTTTTTAGTAAAGGAAAATAAAGGCAGTACTTTGTCACATTTTTTACAATGTTTTGTTTTTGTGACTACTGCTAAATTGCTCATACTGTTTTTCCTTGTGCGACATAGACATCGATTTTCTGAATAGAAAGAGGATCACCATTTAATTCGGCTTCTAATCCTAGTTGTAGGACTGCCCCAGTACCGCCTGCATTGATCTGGAACTGGTCTAGGACGACACCATTGGAGAATTCAGCAATGTTGTATTCTCCTATATTATACTCGTAAACTACGCCAATGTCAAGCAATTTCGTTTCACTATTGTAATTTTCTTTGTAATCAAAGCCCCATTTGATGGCTACAGCGTCACCAGAGCCGCCAATAACCACAAATCCTATCTTTTTAAGGACTTTTAAGGCTGTTGGACTACCAAAGTCAAAGTAATTGGTGTAATACTGTAGCCGGTAGGTAGAGGCGTTGTCTAGGTGTCCGTAGTACTTACCGATATATCCAGGCTTGCCTAACAGCAGTTCCTTGGATTGGTTAACAAACAAGGCCTTTGGATCAAGGCTATCCCAGATAGTGACACGGGCAGCGCCGTCCTGTAGAGCACCCCGCATATCAAAGCAATAGGTAACCTTGGTTGCTGGCAGGGTAAGCAGGTAAAAGGCATCTCGGTCATAATAGACAGACTTGATGGTGCTGGCTGTCTCTGAAGCCACTGCCGAAATAAGGTCATCACGGACATTCTTAGACAAATCCCGCATAGGCAAGGACTTCTCTTGGATGACCCGCTGGAGACTACGCACACCAGAGTCAGACAGGAAGACAATATCTGTTCCTGTGTTCTGGACAGAGTCCCTAGCAATGCAGCCAACATTGGGGATAAAGTCTGCCAAGGCCAAGGAAGTGACATCTATGGGGTTGCTGTAGATAGCAATGTTGTTCCTACCAAAGATGATTAGGAAGCCGTTGTGGGCCGCTAGAGCGATAATCTGGTCATTGTTGGGGAACACAGAATTGATCGACAGAGAGCCTGAGTCACCACCTTGAAAGTCAGAACCATCCAAGAGCCTGCTGAAGTACACAGTCTGCCTGTCACCAACAAGGTCTGCCATCCAGATACGACCATAAGCAGCTAAGGCACAGTTTGGCTTAAAGTCTGACGTGGAGTAGCCTGTCGGCAATGTTCCAATGTCGCCCAACTGCTGAAAGCCAAAGGAGCCAGCATGGGAGTGAGGATTAGCAATAGTGGTGACTGTGCTAGTCAGAGCATCGCTGACTGTGTACCCAGTACCGGCAGTAGAGACTGTCACAGTGGCTACACCAGTACCGCTAAGGGTTGCCACAGTTAGTTTAGCACTAGAACCTGTGCCGCCTGCCAATGTCAATATATCGCCAACATTGTAGCCAGAGCCAGCAGCAGTGACTGTTACTGTCGCTATCGGACCAGTACCGCCACCACCGCTAATCGTAGCCACAGAGAAGGTAGCACCAGTGCCTGGAGTAGGTAGATTGTGATAGACCAGTACAGGGTGTCCTGTCTGTACCATGTAGGCATGGGAGATAGCGTCAGCGCCGTCACCATAGGGCAAAGCTGCGGCTTGCCAGTTGTTGCCTGTTATCGTGTAAGACACATCGGCAGTGTTAGCCTGTGTCCTGACAGTCTTGGTGGTCATCGTTGTGGTGCCAGTAAACAACTTGTTATTACCGGCACTGATGGTCTGGTTGCCACCAACATCGATCATCTCAAAGATGAATTCTACAGCGTTAGCGGCACCTAAGTCTGTGTTGACTGCTGTGTTTACAGGTGTCCAGCCACGCCTAGCCCCAATACGACCATATCTATCAATGACACAATTCTGTGCCTTCAGAGCATAGCCTGAAGACAACTGAATACTGCTTTCTTGCGTGTTTAGGCCTAGAAAGCCCGGAGCAGCAATAGTAGCGGTCTGTATTCTTTTCATTAAATGGAACCCCAGATGAGTTCTTCAGGATAACGGTTAGCCTCAGCAGCTATGTGGTCTGATAGAGACTGGCGATACAATTCATAAGCCTCAGCACTATTTAGACCGCTGTCCTCACCACGCTCATTCAAAGCCTTGGCATAGGCTAGGAAGATTACAGGCTCTGATGGAACCTTGATCTGTGTTGCAGCAGCGGTAAATTCTGCCTGTGGCTTGATGACGTTAAAGTAGATATTGTAGACGCCGTCAGGGATAGGATAGAGGTCTACCTGTGTATCTCCGTTATTGTCTACGCCGTTAAAGTTGTAACGATCAGGAGCACCAACCAAGACTGTGCCGCTGTTTAAGAACAACTCATCCATCTTCCTGGTTGTCTCATAGTTTAAGAACCAGTCAGACTGTGAGTTGATAACATCGATGACCTTAAACCGCTGACCGATACCAGTTAACACATAGTTAAACAGGTTAGCAGAGGTACTCACCGTCAGTGTCTCAGACAGAGCATTCCAAGTATAAGCATCTTCAACCTGCCGTTTAGCATCGTTGATGAACCTACCAATAAGTTTAGAATAGGCATTGTCAGTAACCGCAGTAACCTCTGGCTCACGCAAGCGAACCAAGGTTTCATTGACAAGTTCTAAGTAAGTTTTGTTTGCCATTTTTTATACTTCCGATAGAGTTAAAACCACTACTCAGTTGCAATCCCATTTCTTTAGTGCTAGAGCCTTCCTTGTTGGTCTGCCTTTGGAGTCCTTCATAGGCCCAGGAACACCACTCATCCGGGCACAGAAAGACTTCCTACGAGCAGCCTTCTTAGGAGACTTTGCAGCCTCTTTAGAAGACACTGGAGGCTTCAGGTTAGCGCCTTCCTTGTTCTTAAAGTATGCCCTGCCTTTGGCATTTAAGCCACCTTCTGGGTTCTGATATACTTTTTTTACCATTATTTCTTCGCAGTCTTCTTAGCTTGTTTGAACGCCTTAGCTGTAGGAGCACCCTTGGAGCCAACCTTACGCATCTTCTCACCACTTCCAGCAGCTATCCGTTTACGTTTTGCATTGATATTGGCATATAGTCCTGGTTTCATTTCTTAGCCTTTTTCTTTGCTTTCCGAGCCGTAGACAGAGCAATCGCAATAGCCTGCTTCTGTGGCTTCCCAGACTTCATCTCTTTACGAATGTTCTCAGAGACTGTCTTTTGTGAGTAACCCTTCTTGAGTGGCATTATTTCATCCTCTTTGCTTTTTTCTCTTTTGCTTCCATAGCCTTAGTCTCTTTGCCTTCGTGCATCTTCATGCCCTTAGCAGATTTGTAGCCTTCTTTCTTGGCATAGGACTCTGCTGCTTTTTTACCCTTAGCGGTATACGGGAACTTCTTCTTTCCGACCATTGGCATACTATTCTCCTTAGAATTGGAATTGAACTGCGGTTTCAGGGACAAACTCTACTGTTGCTATGTAGGTTACTGTATTAGTGCTAGAGTTTTGTACACGAATCTGGTCACCAGCCTGCATTACTACTTCGGCGTTACTAAGTAAAATAAACTCACCAGCGCCTAAGTTCTTACCACCGACAATAAAGTATTCAGTGCTAGTAGAAGAGTCATACCAGTAGACCTTTGGGGTATCGTTACCAGTAAGGCTAATTACATACATGACCTGCCACAGACCAGTATTCTTGGTAGGCACCGTAAGAATAGTTTCCTTGGTAGTGGTGGTCTTAGTTGTAACAGCGGAGACTTTTCTGCTCATATTAACCTATTTTAAGAACTAAGCTGAGTAGTAGAACTACGATGAAACCAGTAGTCCCAAGCAGGATCTGTTCTAGTCTCTTTAGCCTAGCGTTGATGCCTGCATAGCGTTCAGCGCAGACTGCTTCATGGGTGTCAAGTTGATTTTTAACTTGGTCTGTTGGTGACATCACTATCTCCACTTTGGTCCTTCCATCCAGGCCACTAGAGAGTGTCTAGTGCCTTTGGTTACGGGGTTTACCTTATGAACTACAAAGGATGGAAACACTAAAACAGTTCCTTGTGTCTTAAGGTGTTCTTGTTTAGGGGCGCTGAGATGTAACGGCTGCATCTCAAACTCCCCACCTTCATACTCTTCTGGGCTAGACAGTTGGCACACCAGCGATAACTTCCTGTGTGCTTGTCTACCATCATCCCAGTTTACATCATTGTGCCAATTATAATAACCTTGGTCTTCTGCGTTGTACTCTGTAAACTGAATCTCATTTAAGTGCCACAACTCAGATCCAAAGGCATTATGATTGGCAATATGAAATAAGTTTGTTATCTCATGGTATAGCCAACCAAGGTCTTTATTGTCTCTAGCGACCCACCTAACCTTACTTCTACGGACCTTGGTGTCTACATTAGAGCCTTGGAAACCTATTACTGCGTCCTGCGGTTCTATCTCTTTTGCTTGTTCTATTATGGTGCTACAAAGTTCTTTAGGATACCTCTGCTGCCACATCTGCCACATTGCGTTCATTGATAGCACTTAAATGTTTGCATTTATCTTTTCCATAATCTCGTCCATACTTTCCGAAACTTCCCAGTTGTTGTCGTTCATGCCAAACGCTACACGAACCTCTGTGCCGTCTTCTTGTTTATGCTCAAAGAACGATGCAATCAGGTCTGTGTTCAAGATTAGACCTTCACCGATGCGGCCCTTGGCGGCGTTAGTTAGTTTGATAAGTTTCACGCAGTCATCTCAACCCAAGAGGTTGTAGCCTCGTCCCATTGATAACGC